TCGTCGATGCTGATAGTCCTCGTCAGGCTAAACTTAAAGCCGCAGATATATTCATGCGAGAGCAACGGATATCAGTGGGCCTACACGATTTAGAAGCCATTGCTACCACACAAGATGCTGGCCGTCCAGAAGTAACTTGGAATATTATAAACGGTCTAGGTGAACCTGCTGGTACTGTTAACGCAAGAACCAGTGACGAAGCACTACATGTATACGGTAGTGTTAATAATGTCGATACTAGATACTATAGAGCAACACCAGTTGAAACAACGCCAAGTGCAGGCACGTACACTAGTTTCGCAGATGCGCAGGCTGCGGCAGATAGAGCAAACGCTGGTAATACCACTAACAGAGAAGTGTTTGACGGTTTAGCCAATAACTGGCAAGAGTGGCTTCAGGGTGTTGGTAGACATACCGACGGTAATCTACAGCGTATACTTGATAATATGGCCCAGGGTGTTAATGCTCACTATACCAACTTAACTCTTGACGAGAAAGACTTTATTATTAATACTGTTAATCAAGAAATACGCCGCCGTAGTAGTAATAACGAATTAGCTGCCAACGCAGGTGGTGCCGAAAACGCAGTGCGTGATAGTTTGCCCCAAGCACATCGTGAGTGGTTAGACAATGTAGCCGATAAGAGTGACATGGATCTAATCAACGTATTCCGTAATGTCAGCACAACCGCAGTATTAAATGATCAACAGACTGCTTACTTTAGAGTTATTATTAAACGTGAACTACGTCGTCGTGGTATCAGCGACAGTGAGCGCGATGCTAGCGAACAAGGCGCAACTCCAGTACCTAATTATGAGATATATGCGCCAGACAGCGGAGTAGTAGTACACCAATTCCACGCCGACAACGAAACAGACGCAAATAGAAAGTTCAGTGAATTTGAACAGAATTACGAATCAGATTACGATTTCCATCACGAGTATCGCAGAATTGGCCCTGCACAACAGGAATTACCATTGGAACCCGCAGTGCCACAGACCACTGCTACAGATTTTGAAGTAGTTAAAGCTGATGGTAGTGTGGTGTCAAACATACGAGGTGCTGATATGGTCTATGCTCATCGTAAAGCACGTGAATTAGAACAAGACCTGGGCTTAGAAAGTGGTGCGTTAACAGTTAGAGCATTACCAACAACAAACGAATCTATAAAACAATTACGCCGATTGGCAGGATTAGTATAATGAACTTATTTGAAATGTTTGAACAAGGGCCACCTAAGCCAACGCTGATAGATGCATTGCGTGATTTTTTGCCCATCGCAGTTCAACATTTAAAATTAGATCACATTCCTAAAATTCGTTTAGTTAAATCATTAGATGATACAACATTTGGTCGTTATGTCAATGATGAGCAAGTAATTTATGTAGTTGTTGATAATCGCAATCCTGTAGATATCTTGCGTACACTAGCACACGAAATGGTACATTATGCGCAGGGTCAAGATGATCAACTTGATAGCACTTCCGGCGAAACAGGCAGTCCAATTGAGAACGAAGCCAACGCAGAAGCAGGTGTTATTATGCGGTTGTTTAATCAAAAACATCCTAGCTATATGCAGGCCGATCCAATAGCATTACCTGAAGCATGGAGTGCAAAATACAAAAAGAGTATTAATTGCAGTAACCCAAAAGGATTCAGTCAAAAGGCGCACTGTGCCGGACGTAAGAAAACTGATGAGAACTTTGCAGATGGTAAGAAGCCAGGCCGTAAAGGACTAGCCAAACGTTCAGGTGTTGACTGTGGTCAAAGCATAAGTAAATTAAGAAGCGTTGCAAAAAATAGCAGTGGCGAAAAGCAACGTATGGCACACTGGTGCGCTAATATGAAATCAGGGAGAAGTAAATGAAGTCAAATGAATTTTTATCAGAATCTGAAAAGCAAAAAGGTGTTGACGGTAAAGCCTGCTGGGATGGTTATAAGCGCATGGGCACTAAGAAGAAAGGTGGCAAGACTGTTGACAACTGTGTTAAGATGGAAGAATCCATTGATGAGTACGATGACGAAGCCGGCATGGTTGACAGTAATTTAGAAACAATTAAACGTGCTGCTGAAGAATTAGATCAAGTGTTAGGCCAAGATGACAACATGGCTGAATGGGCACAGGAAAAACTAGCAGTAGTTAAGAGCATGTTAGTTGCTGTTAAAGACTATGTAGTTAGTCAAAAATCTACAGGCATCGATCCACAAATAGACGAAGAACTAGAAGAAACATACCACGGTGATGAGTTCTTCGAAGCCTACGGCGAAATGTGGTTTAACGAAGATGAACAATTAGACGAAGCTGAATATCACGGACGTAAAGTTCCCCTAGGTAAACCAATGCAGGGTGATGTTAAGAAGTTTAAAGTATATGTTAAAGATCCTAGCACAGGTAACATCAAAAAAGTAAACTTTGGTGATCCTAATATGCGTATTAAGAAGTCAAACCCTGCGAGACGTAAATCATTTAGAGCACGTCACAACTGTGCAAACCCGGGTCCACGCACTAAAGCACGTTACTGGTCATGCCGCAAGTGGTAATATGACCAACTGGGAAACTTACGTTAAAGAATCCTATGAGCTTATTAAAGAAGCTGAAACTGCACTATCAATCACATTAGAACACAATGTTGAAGCATACGTTGTACACTTGTTCGCACACTTCCTAGACAAACCCAATGTCAATACAGAACCTGTGGGCATTAAACTAATGGCCAGTACCAATCTACCCGTAGCACAACGTAAGATATTACTCAAAGATGTAGGCGATGAATGCTTGTTAATCAATGCTATGGAATGGAACCGACGTCGTTGGCCTACTGATACCTACTATGCTGAAATGGGGCAATCTGCTTATGTTACACGTGCTGTTGTGGCTAGGCCTGTAGAAGATATCTACGACGATTTGGCTATGGAATTTACTACAGTTACACAGGTTCTACGTAGATGTAGAATTAGTTAATTTCATTAATTTCATTGCTATTAACACCCTGCAATACAACCAACTAGTATCAATTTCCCACCAATACCGATTGAAGTACGGAGTAGTTGTATCATTATGATGATGCGCATGCAATACTTCACCGCCGCCGAATATACCCGGAAAAAATATTTTTGATTTATCCTTGCCACTATTGCCTGCATAGGTAAACCCAATTTTATGATAGCCATAGTTTGATAATATTACAGCACAGGGATTAAAGACATAAAGAAAAAATGCGCCTATTACTGCACCAGGCACGCCAAATAATATAGTCAGCACAGCCCACAATATAATTGTTCCCAATCTTGGATATTTACTATATAGATTAAGTTCAATCCAATCAATGGCAGTTATGATATCTGGTGCATATAATTTCATTTCCTCGTCGCTGATATAATAAGGACGGCCTAGTTCATTGTGTTTATAGTCAAGCATCTGCGTAAATGTTAATTGATAAGGACTATGTGGGTCTAGCTCAGTATCACTATACTTGTGATGTTTTCTGTGTTGGGCGGCATAGTGTTGCATCCAATTGGGCCAAGAATACTGCATGGTAATCCATACCCAAAATCTAAAAAAATGTTCTAGTCCAGGTGCAAAGCTAAAATAATGATGGCCTTTACCTCGATGTATGTAGATGGAAAATACCACAAATGTTACATGCATTATTATTAAAAATGTAATTATAGCTGCGGTTAACCCAAACATTGTGCGCCTCTTTGTATTATCATACTTATATATCAGCGTCGGTAATAATAAATTTTATAGTGTTGACATGGAGATGTAAATAGTATATAATATATTTTTAACTAAAGGAATGACATCATGGCATTAATGTTTTCAGCTGAACAAAAGGCAAAACTTATTCAAATTGTTAACGAAGGCGTACAAGTACTACAAGAAGTAGAAGATTTAAGTGCCGGCCTTAGTGATACTATCAAAGCAGTAGCAGAAGAATTAGAAATTAAACCTGGCCTACTTAAAAAAGCAATTAAGATTGCACAAAAAAGTAAATTCGGCGAGACAAACGAAGATCACGAAACTGTTACTGATATTTTAGAAACAGTTGGCCGCACACTTTGATTGATTGGCACAAGACTGCGGAATTCATTCGTCGAGATTGGCACAGTCATCCAATACGACTAATATTAGAAACAGTCAACTGGGCATTGAATTTTGTAATAGCTATGTTGTTTACACTAACAGTGCCCGATGTGCCATTACTGGTAATTTATCCATTGTTTTTCACAGCATTGGGTATCAGTATGTATTCTGCAGCTAGTCGAGGCAGTTTTGGTTTATTAATGACCAGCGTAACTATATTTTTAATCGATTTAGTAGGCTATTACCGGCTATTAATGTTACAATAAAAGAGTCGTACACTTTACGTACAAGCACAAGGTTAACCGGCCACAAGCGGTAGGAGAGTAAATGAGTTATGTTGACGCACTGTTTGACAGGGCAAAAGATCGTATCTACGTTGTAGAAAGAAAAGAAGGCATGCGCGAGTATGTCGAATACCCAGCAAATTATGTCATGTACATTGATGACCCTAAGGGTAAGTATCGCACAGTATATGACACTCCAGTAAGTCGTTTCAGCACACGTGTTGGCAAGGAATTCCACAAAGAAACACGTATTCAATCGGGCAAGCGTATATGGGAAAGTGATATCAATCCTGTGTTCCGTTGTTTATCAGATAACTATCTTGGTATTGATTCACCTAAACTACAAACTGCGTTTTGGGATATTGAAACAGACTTTGACCCAGCACGTGGGTATGCTCCTACCAGCGATCCGTTTAATCCTATTACAGCTATATCAGTTTACTTAGATTGGCTAGACAAGTTAGTTACCTTAGTTATTCCGCCCAAGAGCTATAGTTGGGAAACTGCACAGGAAATATGTGACCAGTATGAAAACTGTTTTATGTTTGAACGTGAAGCAGACATGTTGGATACATTCCTTAATCTAATTGATGATGCAGATGTCTTAAGTGGCTGGAACAGTGAGGGCTATGATATTCCATATACTATTGGGCGTGTTACACGTGTGTTAAGCAAAGATGACACTAGACGCTTTTGTCTATGGGGTCAGTATCCAAAACAGCGTGAATTTGAACGTTTTGGTGCCGCAAACATCACTTTTGACCTCATTGGCAGGGTTCATTTAGACTACATGCAGTTGTACCGCAAATACACCTATGAAGAGCGACATAGTTATAGTTTAGATGCTATTGGTGAATATGAATTAGATGAGCGTAAGGTTGCCTATGAAGGTACATTGGATCAACTGTACAACAAAGACTTTCCTAAGTTCATTGACTATAACCGTCAGGATACTATGTTGCTAGGAAAACTAGATAAGAAGTTACGCTTCTTAGACTTAGCCAATGAACTTGCGCATGATAACACAGTGTTGCTACAGACTACAATGGGTGCTGTAGCAGTTACAGAGCAGGCTATCATCAATGAAGCACATCAACAAGGGTTAATTGTTCCTAATCGTAAGAATAGAGATGACATGGGCGATACACAAGCGGCAGGTGCTTATGTAGCCACTCCAAAAGCAGGCATGCATGATTGGATTGGTTCGGTTGATATTAACTCCCTGTATCCTAGTGCAATTCGTGCGCTTAACATGGGACCAGAAACTATTATTGGACAGATACGTCCAATTATGACAGACCATTATATCAATGAAAAGATGGCCAATAAGTCAAGTTTTGCAGATGCTTGGGAGGGCTTGTTCGCTACCCTAGAGTATACTGCGGTTATGGAAAGTAAACCCGGTGTTGAACTTACAATCGATTGGGAGGCTTCGGGAGAAAGTACTGTACACAGTGCGGCAGAAGTATGGACACTAATCTTCGATAGCAATCAACCATGGATACTCAGTGCTAATGGTACCATCTTTAGCTTTGAGAAAGAAGCAGTTGTTCCGGGTTTGCTAAAACGTTGGTATGCCGAACGTAAAGAACTACAGGCTAAGATGCGTTCATGTACAGATCCAGAAGAGATTGCGTTCTGGGATAAGCGTCAGTTAGTTAAGAAGATTAACTTGAATAGCTTGTATGGTGCCTTATTGAATCCGGGCTGTCGTTTCTTTGATAAGCGTATTGGACAATCAACTACACTAACTGGTCGTACTATTGCTCGACACATGGATGCGTTTATTAATGAATGCTTCACTGGTGTATATGATCACACTGGTGATGCTATTATCTATGGTGATACAGACTCATGTTATTTTAGTGCTTGGCCTATGATCAAAGATGAAGTTGAAGCTGGTAACATGGAGTGGAATGCCAGTATTGCTATTAAGCTGTATGACGATATTTCGGACCAGGTCAATGAAAGTTTTCCCGCAATGATGGAACGTAGCTTTCACGTGCCACGCAGTATGGGCAGTGTGATCAAAGGCGGGCGTGAACTGGTTGCAAGTAAAGGCTTATTCATTAAGAAGAAACGCTATGCTGTGCTGATTACAGACTTAGATGGCAAACGCATGGATACCCACGGCAAGCCTGGCAAGGTTAAGGCTATGGGCCTAGACTTGAAACGCAGTGATACTCCAAAAGTAGTGCAGGATTTCTTAAGTGAGATTTTACTAGCGGCACTTACTGGTGTAGACAAAACTGCTATTATTGACATGGTGCGCGAGTTTAAGATTGCGTTCCAAGATAGACCTGCTTGGGAGAAAGGTACACCCAAACGTGTAAACAATCTAACCAAGTTTACCAAAGCAGAAGAACGTGAAGGTCGTGCCAATATGCCCGGACATGTACGTGCGGCTATGAACTGGAATAACCTAAAACGCATGCACGGTGATAACTATTCAATTAACATTGTCGATGGTATGAAAACTATTGTGTGTAAGTTAAAAGATAATCCAATTGGATTTACCAGTGTGGGCTATCCAACAGATGGCACTCATATTCCGCAATGGTTCAAAGACTTACCTTTCGACAATGACCTAATGGAGTCGACAATTGTTGATCAAAAAGTAGAAAACTTACTCGGTGTGCTTAAATGGAACATTACAGAAAGCACAGACATTAAAACTACATTTGATGCATTGTTTAGTTTTGATTAATGAATGATGTTCAGAAAAAATTAGATGAACTGATCTCACTACGAGAACAATTAGTTCATCTAACTAACAATTTTGAATTGGCAGGTATAAAAAATATCAGCGGTACATCCAATTATGTTAGTAAGGTGCAGGTTATTGCTGAACAATATCAAGATCGTCAGCTGGAAAATAAAACAAATTTTAATAATGCAACTAATAAAGTTCGAAATAAGATTAAAGAAAGCCAACGATTGGCTAGAGAAAGTCAGTTGGCGGCTAGAGAAAGTCAACGTTTAGCTAACGAAAATATTAAAAATTTTAATAAATTAAATTTAGCTGGTACTAAACAATGTGTTAGTTCTATAGAAAGCCTAATAGGTACAATTGACGTAGATATTATTAACACAACTAAAGAGTTAACTAGACTAAAAACTTTAGATAAAATATATAATCAATGTAATACAGATGAATATTTAAAACATTTTTTAATAGAATATTTGAATAGTGACATTGTAGAAACTGTTGATGATGCACTATCAATAACTACATTTAAAATTAAATCACACTGCGATTGGAAATACCCAGGATTGCAGTTGCATCCTATGTCAGAAGAATGGATTAATTGTATGATAACAGCCGATCCATTGTATCTTACCTATCACACCGATATATCTATATATAATAAAAATTTATCAGCATTACCTGAAATTCCCGTTGCAGAATCAATTTCGACATTTACAATTGATTATCAACGACGATTAAGAATATACAACATAAAGAATCAAGATTTTTCTGCACTACCACAAGAATCATTTGGCTGTATTTCATGTTGTAATTTTTTAAATCAGTTTACTTTAGCAGATATCGAACATTATCTACGTAGGTGTTTTGAATTATTGAAGCCGGGTGGTACTTTAATATGTACACTTAATTTTAATTATGTAATGGCGTCTGTCAACTTGGTTGAGTATGACTATTTTAAATATGCAGTTGATAGAGTAATAGTTAAGTTTTTTGAAAATAATAGATATAAAATTATATCAACTGTTGATTTATCTGCAGGTGAATGGTCATCTGCAATATTAATAGAAGCACAAAAACCCGGAGAATTAACTACCTCTAAGGCGCATCAGGTATTGGGTTCAATAATTGAAAAATAATTTTACCATATCTCTTGCATTTTCTAAATACATCATATACAATACATTATAACACTTTATTAGGAGAACTACATGCGTGATCATTTATTAGACATCGTTAAAAATACTTATGGCTTAGGTATTATTGATTTAGTTAAGGTAACAGGTACAGACACAGAAACAAATATAGAAGCAATTGCTGAAGATCGGTCAGTTATTGTGCAGGCAAAAATTAACAACCCGGTGCCAGAGTTTGTTGGTACGTTTGGTATGCCAAATTTAAGCAAACTAAGCACTATTCTTAACATTCCAGAATACAAAGACGATGCTAAGATTAGCTTAACTAAACAAGATCGCAACGGTGAATCAGTTCCAGTGGGCCTACACTTTGAAAACAAAGCAGGTGACTTTAAAAACGATTATCGTTTTATGAGTTCAGAAATTGTTAACGACAAACTTAAAACAGTTAAGTTCAAAGGTGTTAGATGGAATGTTGAATTTCAACCAACCGTTGCTAACATTCTACGTTTGAAATTCCAAGCAAGTGCCAACAGTGACGAAACTACGTTTACTGCAAAAACAGAAGGTACAGACTTAAAATTGTTCTTTGGTGATCACAGTAGCCACGCAGGTAACTTTGTATTCCAAAGCGATGTTGCTGGTACATTAACTAAAGGTTGGTCATGGCCAGTTGCGGCAGTTATTAGTATTCTTAACTTGCCAGGTGATAAAACATTCCGTATCAGTGATGAAGGCGCGGCGCAGATTACTGTTGACAGCGGTATGGCAACTTACAACTACATCTTACCTGCACAAAGCAAATAAATGATTAAAAACTTAGATATTACTAGTCCGCATTTAACTGGCAACTTCATCAGTACTCCCTACGTTAACAACAATGGACAGAGTGCTGGTAGTGTGCGCTGGAATATGATGACACAACAAATGGAAGTGTCAGACGGTAATAACTGGATTAACATTAGTCAAAATGCTAGTATCGGCTTAAGCTGGACTGCCAACGAAGCTATACAATGGGTACAGGAAAAGATGAAGGAAGAGTCTGCGCTTAAAGCTAAGTTGGAGAAATACCCATCACTTAAACATGCATACGAGCAATACAAAATAATAGAAGCATTGGTACATGAGGAAGAAACAAGTGGCACATGAAATAGATAATTTAACCGCAAAACAACTAGACTATGCAGTGTTCTTACCAGCACTTAGTGGTTTCTATGCTACATACGTAGGCAAACAACGTTTTCCAGATCCTGTAAAAGGTTTGTATGTTGATTCTACTCGTATGCCGACAGACTTTGAAAATGGTATGGAAGGTCTTAACTGGCTTAATCCAGATGCGGCATACTTTCCTTATCAATGGAGTCTATATTCAGCAGGGCATGCTGAGTTAGATGTTAATAAGTTTAGTCCTAAAGAAGATATGGTTCGTAATCGTGATAGATCACGTAGTTTTATCCTAGGTGACTCTGGTGGTTTCCAAATTGGTAAAGGTGTTTGGGAAGGTGATTGGAAGAATCCTAACTGTCCTAAAGCACAAAAGAAACGTGAGCTAGTTCTTACTTGGATGGACGCCTACATGGACTATGGTATGTGTTTGGATATTCCAGCTTGGGTAGCTCGTAGTCCGAATGGTCGAAAAGCAACTGGTATTAATACATACGAAGAAGCTGTACAGGGCACTTATATTAATAACGATTGGTTTATTAACAATCGTAATGGTAACTGTAAGTTCTTAAACGTATTACAGGGTGAGAATCACGCAGACGCAGACGATTGGTATGATCGTATGAAGAAGTATTGTGATCCTAAACAGTATCCGGGTCGTCATTTTAATGGCTGGGCCATGGGTGGGCAGAACATGTGTGATGTACACTTGGTATTGCGCAGACTTGTTGCCTTACGTTTTGATGGCCTATTAGAAGAAGGTCTACATGATTGGATGCACTTCTTGGGTACAAGTAAACTAGAGTGGGCATGCTTATTGACTGACATCCAACGTGCTGTGCGTAAGTATCATAATCCTAACTTTACAATCAGCTTTGACTGTGCAAGTCCATTCCTTGCTAGTGCAAACGGGCAAATTTATACCCAGACTGAAGTTGAAGATGGTAAGAAATGGGTATATCGTATGGTACCTAGTGTAGACAATAAGAAGTATGCATTAGATACACGTAGTTTCCGTGATGCTGTATTACAAGATGGTAAATTTAAATCTTTTACAGAAAGTCCTGTTAGCGCACGTATTAAAATTAATGATGTTTGTGTATATCACGATGGTGTACGCAAAACTGCTGCAGAATTGAACGGTGAGACATTTGATGTAACTAATCAAGATCATTATAGCACGCCGCCTGCACTTAATAAGATTAACAAGGTTGGTAAGACTAGTTGGGATAGCTTTGCCTATGCCATACAAATGGGTCATAATGTTTGGAGTCATTTAACTAGTGTGCAAGAAGCAAATAGACAATATGACCAAGGTATTCGTCCAGCGATGCTGTCAGCTATTACTGCTGATAAAAAATCACACAGAGCATATGATTTAATTTACTTTAGAGATATCGTTGATGCTATATTTGCTATTGATAATAGAGCAGATGCAGAAGCAATGGTAGAACATTATAATCAATATTGGATGAATATCCCAGGTTCGCGTGGTGCAGTTGGTAAGAAGACTATGAATACCAGTACTACATTTGGTAATTTATTTGAAGAAGTAGCGGCGCCCGAAGTTGAAGAAGAACATCATATAGATGATAGCGGACTCGACGAAACAAATCTTAATAACTTAGAAGCAGGATTGGAGGACTAGCATGGACGCAGACAAATTACCTCATCATATTGCACAGTTAGAAGAAAAACACCGTGTAATCAAACAACAAATTGCTGAAGGGTACACTCATTATTTAGATGATGCACATCTAGGCAAAATGAAGTTAGAAAAATTAATAATCAAACGTCAAATCGTAGAAGCAAAAACAAAACTTAAGGCACAACAATGAAAAGTTTAATCGTAGGTATGGGTATTGGTAACTTGTATAATGAAGTATTGACTAACTTAGGTCATGAGATTGTAACAGTTGACTTAGACCCAAGTAAAGCAATGTACACAAATGTGGAAGATGCTATTGCGGCACATGAATATTTTGATACTGTACATATTTGTACCCCAAATTTTACACATGAACCTATTGCTAGAGCTGTCGCGCCATATGCCAAGATTGTGTTTGTAGAAAAACCAGGATTTAAAACTTGGTTAGAATGGAAGTCTACTTGCGAAGCATTTCCACACACACGCTTTATGATGGTTAAGAATAATCAATGGCGTGACAACATTAAAGAGTTACGCAGACTTGCTAGTAATTCCGTTACTATTAACTTATGTTGGATTAACAAGAATCGCGTACCTAGTCCTGGTACATGGTTTACCACTAAAGAACTAGCCTACGGTGGAGTTAGTCGTGATTTAATGACACACTTACTAAGTTTATTCCAAGCACTTAACTATTCATACAAGTCCACACCACTTATCAGCGCCAGTGCAGAACAACGTTATAGCTTAGAAGATGTTAGCGATACAGAATACGGCGCAGTTAAAGCAGATGGCATCTACGACGTAGACGATGTATGTAAGTTCATATTCCAAGGTCCGCAACGTACATGGAATTTAATTGCTGACTGGCGCAGTACTAGTATTGAAGAACGTGCTATTACTTTTAAAATGGTAGATGGTACAACTGAACGATTTGAGCTAGGTCTGTGCCCAGCAGAAGCATATCAGGCAATGATTGCGGATGCAGTAGCAAACGTAGACAACGATACGTTTTGGGCAAACCAACTTGAATTAGATGTATGGATTCATGACATGGTTGAAGTGCAACTTTGAGTTTGACAAGAAATGTTATAATTAGAAATACCCTAGCAGGAGTCACTACAAGTTTGGCTATGGTGCCAGAAGTAGTGGCTTTTGCTTTATTAGCACATGTTAATCCTCTAGTAGGGTTGTATGCCGCATTTATACTAGGCTTAGTAGCTGCCGTGTTTGGCGGCAGGCCAGGTTTAATTAGCGGCGGCGCAGGTAGTCTTGCAGTAGTCAGCGTAGCACTTGTGGTAACACACGGTGTTGAATACCTATTTGCCTGTATAGTACTCATGGGTATACTGCAACTGGCATTTGGTTATTTTAGATTGGGTAAGTTGATTAAATTAGTCAGTCCTACTGTAATGACTGGCTTTGTTAATGGACTTGCGTTGGTTATTTTTCTTGCGCAGTTTCATCAGCTTAAAACGAATGGAATGTGGCTACAAGGACTGCAATTATATACTACTGTAGGATTAGTAGCATTAACAGTATTGGCAGTATTGTTAGCTACAAAACTTATTAAACGTATTCCGGCAAGTTTAGTCGGTATTGTTGTTGCCACTACAGCGGCATTAACATTTAATCTAGACACACATTATGTCAAGGATATTGCAACTATATCTGGTGCATTTCCTAGTTTTCATATACCTAATGTGCCATTTACATGGCAAACCTTAGCTATCATTGCTCCATACTCGTTTATACTTGCATCCATTGGTTTAATAGAAACATTACTAACTGCACAATTAGTAGATGATTATGTGCATCAGCATAAACCCATTGGTAAAACGCACCCAAACAAAGAAAGTATGGCACAAGGCGCAGGCAACTTACTTACTGGATTATTTGGCGGCATGGGCGGCTGTGCTATGATTGGGCAAACTGTAATTAACTTGGAAGCTGGCGGCTTCGATAGATTAGCTGGCATAGTGCAATCGCTGTGTATACTTGCTTATATTCTATTTGCTAGTTTTATAATTGAAAATATACCAATAGCGGCATTAGTCGGTGTAATGTTTGTTGTTTGCTATCATACGTTTGACTGGAAAAGTCTAACTCTTAATCAACCTAAAGAAAATATCTTATTGATATTGACAGTGACCACGCTAACTGTTATACTTAATTTAGCTTATGCAGTTTTAATAGGTATCGCATTAACTAGTTTAATACATTATTGGCAACATGTTAACACAAAGGAATAGCAGTGAACGTAAAACTATTATCTACAGATGGTAAAGGTACATTCCAAGAAATGGATTGGGATAAACCAGCAATTACCGACGACGAAATTGAAGTGCGGGCAGTATTAACAGGTGTATGCCGCAGTGACATTGATATGATGCAGGGTGAGTTTGGTCCATTACCTATTAGTATGCACGGACACGAAGGACTTGGACAAGTTACTAACGTTGGCGCCAATATTAAAGATGTCAGCATTGGTGATTACGTAGCCACCCGCGGTGAGCCTGCTTATGCAGATATGTACAATGTTAGGGCACGAGAATATGTCAGTGTGCCCACAGCAGAACCTAAATACATATTAGAACCTGTTGCTTGTGGTATTAATGTAGTCTATCAAAACTTGCGCGAAGTTGCCGAACGTTCTGGTGAAGGTCGTCGCTTGTTAATATTGGGCAGTGGCTTCCTTGCATGGGTAGCGTATAACACCTTGTTAATTAATCATTTAGAGTTTGATATCACAGTAATTGGTCGCAGTAATCAAGACTTGTGGCAGGGTAAATTATCTCAAGAAATTACTGGTGTTTATGATGTTATTATTGATTTAACTGAACGCACTGATTATCTACAAGGCGACTGTGTTGCAAATAATGGTTTAATCATTATTGGTACTGACAAACATATTAATCAAACATTTGGACAATTGATTTGGAAAGCCGTTACTATTAGTTTCCCAAGCCCACGAACACCACGCTTTTATGAAGCAATGGTGTTAGCACGTGATTGGGTTGCTTCTGGTCAATTAACCGTTGACAAGTTCTGGACAAAGTCGTATAATAGAAAGATAGAGTGGCAATCTGCATTTGCAGATGGCGTTAATAGACCAGCAGGCTACAGTAGAGGATACATTAAGTGGGATTAAACACAGAAGAACGTCAGGAAGTAGTATATTTTACAGGATATGAAGTAGAGC